CTGGCGCTACCGCTTCTCTACGTTGGCCTAATGCACTTAGTTGGCTTTCTGCTGACTTTTTAGCGGATTCTGTACCAGCTTTAATTCTCTTTTGTTCGATTCTGTTAATAAAGTCCTCGTAATCGAAAGTAGGTTCTTGTCTACTTGAACCATAACGTCTAGTTTTGTCTCTATTTTTATCGAAAGCACTTGTTAATCTACCACTACCTGTGGTTTTTCCACTTTCTCTAGCTTCTTTGCCACGTTGTTCGGCTGCTAAGTTAACAGTTTTAGTTTGTTCTCTACCTCTTTCATCAATATAGGTTCGCTTTTCTCTAGGTTCTTTTTTCGTTGATCCGGCCGACTTACCGAATCGTTCTTTGTATCTTTTTTCGTAATCTGACTTTATTTTTTTCTCTCTATCAGTTAACGCCATTAGTCTACCTCCTTTATATAGGTGTACTTTTCTAACTTTTCAATAGTTTTGAACGATACGCCGTTTATGTTTTCTAACTCGTTGTAATCAGTTAAACCATTCTCTTGTATATAATTATACACCATTTCTGCTTTATCTTCATTAATGTATTCGTGTAGCTGATCAATATCAGCCTGTAAGATGTTTACTTTAGGCACTATGACAAAGTTATCGAGTACAAAATAAAGTGCTATACAGATTGAAAATAGCATAATTAGAGTTATCTGCAAAAGGTTGGTGCGGAAGGTAGAATTTATTTTTTCTACCTTCTCTTTATCAACCGTAACTATTTTTATGTTTTTAATTAAGTCAAACATATTACACCGCCAACGCTACCGCAATCATTGATTTTAATTCGTCGTATTCAACTTGATTAATATCTTGATCAGATAAATACTTGTCAAGCGTAATGTCTCTTAGTTTGATTAATTCTTGATCATTATAAAGTTCCATCTCTATCGCTTTTTTAGTCATATGATATTTTGACATTAGATTTCCCCCTTTAGCTTTTGTTGTTCATAGAAGAGAATAGCTATGTTTTCTGCTTGTATTTCCGCTTCAGTCTTCGGTACTGGTAATGGCGTGCAATCATGTGCATCAACTACCGCTTGAACCTTCGCCAATAAACCCACTGGTTCTCCATCAATTGGGTTTGTTACTTCTGCTGTGTAATCGTACCAAACATCAACCGTGTGTTCTGTTTCTAATCCTTCGTCAATAACTTCTTTTGTAAGTTTCTGATAAGTAGTTACTGTTTGTTCTTGTTCGTCTGTTGTTGTGGTTTTTTGAATGTCAGAAAAAAGTATCACTGTTGGATTTTCTTCACCGACAAAGTATTTATCTATCGGATATACATTTGCTTCTATTAATTCGCCATGTAATTTTGTTGATAAACAACCATTGTATTTTAATTCTAATAGCACAATATCACCCCTTCCTATTTACTAATTACAAATCTGCTGCCAGCCAGTAGGTTCAATGGACTGCCTGTGCTCACTTGGTAGGCTCTGAAATCAATAGTGTCACCTGCGTCAAACCATTTTTTAAACGAAACCCTTGGCGTGCAAGTAAAGTTTAGTCCAGCGGCATTCCTTACATCGGGTTCAAATTCTACATTGTCAATATAAGCAGAAAGGTATCTAAAACCATTATTATCTGCAGTAAACGCTCCAAATGCTGATACAGTTCTATAACCACTTTCTCTGCACGTCCATGTGCTAGTGTCTACATCGAATTCATTTCTGTTGTCTTTTACTTTATTTGTGAAAAGCACTTTGGTTACAGTCTCTGGTATTGACTGTGTAGAGGGTCTAGTATATTCGCAATACGCTTGTTCTTCCAACCTCTTAGCAGTTTCAGAAACACCCGCACTATCAACATAGTCAATTGCAGAGAACCCAGCAAACAGCATGTCGTCATTTTCGTTGTTATGCGCTCCAAATGTGAGTATCCCGCCAATTAAAGTTGTTTCAGCTGTGATTGATTCAGACCATTCTCCAAAGTTAACTCTACCTCTTGCAGTTAAACTACTACCTTTTTTCTTTAATACTAACTCTACAGTATCACCAGGTTCGATAGGTAGTGGCACAGTATAAAGAACTTGTATATTGTTTTCTCTTACTGCGAGTCTTAAGTTATCACTTTCGATTGAAAGCCTTACATTGTTTTCAAAATTAGGGTTGTCATAATCTGACTCAACCCAATACGTTATAGATCTTAAAGTAGCCACGGATTGCGTTCTTTTTATTAATCTAGCTATTCCACTTTCCCATTGAATATTTGTTCTTAATGATGAAAAACTACTTGCATCAGAGCCTTTTATATCACGAATGATATATTTTCCGAACTCTTTGCCTACGAAGTAATTCCCTGTATCTACCGTAAAAATAGCTGTGTCTATCCCGTTTACTTTTTCTTGGAAATACTCAGGTTGTGCTAGTGTAGGGTGTTTTTTAATACTTTGGATGTAGTTAAAATTAACATTAGTAACTCCAGTTGCGGTTACAAAAATTCTAAATGATTGAATGTTTGATAAATCAGCACCAGTGCCAATAACTAAAGGCGTATTTACTACGCTTGCCACTTCCCATTTATTGTCTGTAAAATCAGTGAAAATGTACCTCGAATAGTCTCCGCTAAAAACAGCATCACTACACAGTTCTATTCCAATGTTAGTTATTACAGACGAATCTATAACTTTTGTAAGCATTCCTAAGAAATCACTTGCAGTAAAATCCTCGCCACCTAATAATTTTGAGAAATCTATAGGGGTTAAATTTTCAAACCTAGCCGAGCCAGAACCATTAGAGGTTGTAATTTTATAGCTTTGTTTTCCTACCGCTTTATCAGCCGTATCGACACCAAATATAAAGCCAGCACCAACTGTAGCATCTGCGTCTGATTGACCGTCCCATAAACCTTTTTGACTAACTGCAAATCTAGCAGCATCGTAAAGTTGTGAGTTATATACATTGCTTTTGATGTTACCTGGTTCATCTGACAGTTTAATATCTTTTAAACTTCCGTCAGAAATATTAAGCGGTGCTAAATCATCTACGTATTGTTTGTTAACCGCTTGCGTGCCACTAGAAGGTATTGGAACTATAGGGCTAGATGAAAACGTTTTAGTTCCAGCTACTGTTTGATTACCTGTCAATTTAACATTTTGGCCATCAGCTGTACTTAAGTTATCTATAATCTGTCTATTTTCTTCTAGTGCGTCACCAACGTTGTTAGCTGTCACACTTGCTGAGTTGTGTCCGATTGCATTAGACCCACTATTACCTAAAGTTTCATCTGCTAATGCAGGTAATAACGTTGTGTTGTTGTACGTCTTTGAATCAATTCCAGTTTGGTCAAAAGATAATTTTAATGCAGTTGCTTGGCCTTTTACTTGATCGGGTTGATTTTGAATGTTATTAGTAGCGTAAGTAGACTGCGGTAATGTTTTCTTTGCCATTTGTTACCTCCTATCTTGAATAACCTTGTGATTGAGCCTGTAATAACAGCTTCAAAATGGTTAACTCTTCATTATTTGTATCGTTTTCGAATATCACTTGTAGATAAGTAAATTTTTTAATCTTACTTCTTAACCTTTTTGGTTGTGGGTTTAAGTTTGTCAAGAAAGACCAGTCATTAAAGTCAACGTTATCAAAATCCATCAAAACATATCTAACGGTAAAGGTTTTTGAATCTTCCTCGTTTTTAATGTCTGTTACGAACTTAATATCTAACTCTGTTCTAGGGTGTGGTTTGATCGATACCCATTGGTTAGTCATAAATTTTCTATACTCCAACGAATCAAAATCATAGAATCCAGTTGCCATTCTACAAGGTATTGTATCTCCCAAAACTTCTCCGTCTGCTAAAAATTCTCTATCGAACCTAGAAACGTTACCATTTCCAGCAAAATACACTTGACCTTCAATGTCTATAATTTCTGTAGCAGTGATGTTAGTATATCTATAAAACGTATCGTTTCCGTAGTTCCAAACGTACACCACACCAGCTATATTGAGCCAGTATTCTTTATCATTCTGATTGTCAAATGTAACAGCCTGTGATAAATCAAGGATTTGTAGGCTTAATTTTAGCCTGTCTGAGACTATCTTTGCATTACGTTCATCTTCTACGCCTGTTGCTGATGACCATCGCCACATTGAAAAACCATCCAGTGAAAGAGGATTGTTCTCGATAAGTCTAACTTGATTAGGAGCTAGGTTTCCGACTGCATTATTAAGATCTCTGTAAGGGTAAATAAATCTATTTAATCCAGGGTTTTGAGCGAAGTTGGGGTTGAACTCAGGGTTAACAATCTTTGTTTCATTTTTCTTGAACACTAATAACGATTGATATTGTGGTTCGAGGTCTGTGATTGCGAATTCATCTGTTCCTACTGCCACAAATGAGTTTACTGCAAAATAATTCGCTCTTAAGATTCCACTAAATCTAAAAATATTCTTTTCGTCAGAATTACCCCAAATGAATAAGTTTGTGTCGTTCTGAACACCATACGCAATGGCATACTTGTTGTTTTTAACTAAATTAGCGTTTCCGGCAACAACTTTTGTCCACTGAATCGATACTTCAACTTCGTTACCTGGTGCAACTGTAAATGTAACTTGACCTAGCGGTCTATTAACTGTAAAGTCAACTCCTTCGGTTTGACTTGCACCTCCTACTGTAACCACTAATAAATCTGCATCTATGTCAGTTTCGGCCAACTGGTATAGTGTTGATGCGTTATCACCTACAAACGTTTGTATTTTCTTGCCAGTCAATAAATTGATTTCCTCGAACAATGTGCCACCACCAGCAGGAGGTGCGTTCAATGCAATTGTAGGAATGTAAGGGTCTACATCTTGGTAAGTTGTACCGTCATACTCTTTGTAATCAACTCCGTTTAAGAAGTAAATTTTACTATCGAACCAAAATATACTAGTTTTAAAATCTGTGATAGATCCGATTATAGTAACCGTTCCTTCTGTAATTAAATCAGCTATTTCAATTGTATCTGTATCTATCGACATATCGTACTCGTACACTTGCCCATTCCAACACGTTAACAGTATGTCTTTTCCTTCTATTGTAAAATAAGCTACCGCTTGCACATTACCTGCGCCGAAATTAATAAACTTATGGTGTCCTGGACGCTTCTGTGCTTTGTAGTCTTTTGTAATTCTAAAGTTGTCACATACCAAAGCTTCGCCTACTTCTAACTCTGTTTCTCCTACTGCTTCATTAATTCCTAAAAACTTACTAATTTCAATAGGTTTAGGAGGTTTTTGAAAACTTGCTCTAGCCATTAATGACCACCTCCGTAAAAGTCTGTTAATACCTCTGCGCTTAATGGTTCGTCAGATGTGGCCTCTTCTTTATTTTCCAGACGTCTACTTTCAGCCCAGTTAACTAAGTCTGTGTTTTCATAAAAACCTATTTTTGAAATAACATCATAGATAATAGTTTGTGCAAAAGTTGTATCTAACTGTAACTCGTCATCTAATGAAGTGATTGTAACAGGAACAGGCTTGTAAGTAACTCTTATCTTGCCTTCAAAGTAGAAATTGTAGTAAAAATCCCTAAAGTTTTCAATTTTATAATTAGGTGATTGCGAATATTGTCTCGTTGGAAACTCTTCTACAACCATATCTACCGCGTTGAAATCTTCAGGTAAATCATATTTAACCCAAGGCTCATAAGTAGGAACTAACTCAGGTTTATACTTTAACTTCCACAAAGCCCTGTTAACGTGTATAAAATGCTCCGTACCTTCAATTTTAAGTCTAACTCTATTGCTAGTATCAGAAACATTTAAAACGCCTTTATAAGTCGTTATCGAAGTAATACCAGTAGGTGTTATTGTGACTAAATCAACCCATGTTCCAGCTACATTCTCTTGGTAAGTAAGTGTAGCGTTATCACTAGCGCCTTCTGTAACTTGAATTGAATAACCTTGAACTCTATCCACACCCCTTTCGTTAGGGTAGAACTGTGTTTCTCCTTCAAAATCAACATAATCCATATCAGAAAGTATACCTAATCTATTTTCATCAGCTGTATTGGTGATTTCAATTTGTTTCGTATTCTTGTTGTACTTCCACATTTCCTTTTGTGCCATATCAGTAAGTTCGATAGTCTTTTTCTCTACATCTATGTTATCTTCTTCTGAAATCGGAACACCATCTTCAGTGTACTGGTCAAGAAGTGAAAGTATTTTGTTATATATTTCTTCTCTTACGGTAGACATTTTAAGCCTCCAATTCTGCGATTAAATCGTCTTTTCCTTTCCTGTAAGTGTTAATACCTTTTTCTGATGCCATCTTTTTTAACTCTTGATAAGATAACTCTGATAAATTAACTTTACCATCTACTTTGTGGCCTTTTACATCGTCAACCACTTCAAATAGAGTTGTAAGAGTTTTAATATCGGTAGCCGTTAGTTTGGTTTCATCGATCTCAGCTAATCCATTCTCGTCAAATCTAAATATCGGAACAATTCTTTTTCTTCCACCAGGCTTTCTAACTCTACGTTGTACAATTCTATTTGGAATCTTGCTTTTTAAAATCATGTTTTCCCTCCTATTAAAAAAGAGGTGAAGGTCTTAACCCTCACCTCCTTCAGTGTATTAATCTACTAATGCTAATGGTGCGTTTAATTGAGTAACTAAAACACTACCTACAGTACCACTGTAAGTTGTATCGTCTTGATCTAAGATTTCAAATGTTACCTTTTGAGTAGCTGGATCTTTAAATCTGTTTGATTCAAGAGGCCCAATTACTGCAAATTCACCATCTGTAATATCTACGTCTAAATCAGTGCCGCCAGCACCAAAGCCATTTGCTTTAACTTTGATTCTACAATCAGCACCACCGCCGTTTTCTACTAACAAGATAATCTTGTCATCGCTTCTATCATAAACCATTGTTTGAGATGCAGCACCAGCAGTCTTAGTCCAAGCTACACCATCGTTTCTTACTTGTTGAATTTTAGGTAAATCAGCCATTTATCATTTCCTCCTTATTGTTTTCATTATGTCCTCAAAAGACATATTCTTTTTTGTGTATCTATAATAAGCTTTTTTGTAATCAACTCCGTATTTGATACACATCGTTTTAAGTGGCAAAAAGTTTCCTTTGTACGAAATCATTATATTGTCACTCTTATTTCTGTTTTGTTCAGCTCTAGTAACCCACCTACAGTTATCTTTGCAATAATTTCCTTTAGAATCAATGCGATCTATAGTTAGTCCTTCTTTATAGCCTTCTCGCATATCTTCCCAGAACTCTTCAAAAGTTTCCCACTCAACACGAATGCCTTTAGCCCCATAATCTTTATATGATTTATTTTTCGGTCTCGAACATCTTTCGTTCATCAACCTCCATACGCCATATTGTTTAGTCTTAGACATTCCGTGTGTCTTGGTTCTTTCGCCAGCAAAGTTCCTAGAAGACATACAACCGCAAGATTTAGAACCTCCATCTCTAAGGTCAGACATGTTAACTTGCTTAATGTTTCCGCAATCGCATTTGCAAATCCAATTATAAGTACCCCTTTTTTTATTTTTATTTCCCCTTTCAAGCACAACGAGCTTACCAAATCTTCTACCTGTGTAATCTACAAAATAACTCATAGTATAACCTCCTTTAAGTTAATTATACCATGTTTAGATTGTTAACGCAAAGCAGAACCAATTAGATGGTGCTTTCAGCTGAACATGTAAGGTCTAGGGTAACAAGTTCTTTAGGCTTAAGTACTTTAGCCCCATAAACATGAAGTCCCTTTACAGCGTCACTAAACGAGTTTTCAGGTCTGTATTTTTCAGTTTTCATAATCTGTTCAGCGTAACCAATCGCTTCTTTAGTTCTCATTAAGCAGTAAGTTTGTGCTGCATCAGGATCAGTACCAGTACCGATTAAGTTGTTTGACATGTAAACCATCATACCAAGTTGAGTCGAGTTACCGATTTTACCACTTGCAATTGTTTTACCTGTGTCTGTGTAAACGATATCAGCAAGAATCATCTTGTTTAATACGTAAGGTGATACTTCTAAGCACATATCGCCATCATCAACGTTGTTAGCCATTAAGATTGT